TTATTTGGTGATTTTAGGTAGTTGCGAGCGTATTTGTAGCATTTCAGCCTCCAGATCGTTGACACGGTCGTACATATCTGCGGGGTCTTGGAAGTCGTATATAAAAGCCGTCTTGAGTGTCCACACCTCCAAAATATCTTCAGGCTTTATTGGGTAGCTTGGGTATTCTCGGCGGTTGTCTGACTTTAAATAGAGATTATTATACTTTTTAATACGGTTTAAACAGCGTTTAACGACAATCCCATCTTCCTTTGAAACGATAATATAAATCTGATTATCTTTTATGTCCTCTTGCCAATTTTCGCACCACTCACCAACAGCGAGCGCACCGGAATGAATCGTAGGAAACATACTGTGTCCTTTAACCTCAAAGATTCGGAAAGTACCATTGTTAAGAGTGGGTAATCGATAGCTAGGCAGGCTTTCTAAAAATTCAGGATCGCCAAAACCATCCAAGTATCCTGCTTGAGCAGGTACCGGAACCATTATAATATTCTCATCACCTTCAGGAGAGACACTGATCACTTTAGGCATCTGCCCTGTAGTGTAATAAGGTGCCGGACTTTCTTCGTTTACTTGTAAATCCTCACTTTCAGACTTAAACATAGCCCCTTCCCCAGTCAATAACCACTCCGGATTTAATCCTAAACATTTTGTGTATAGCAATTCTGGATCATATGTATTCCTTGATTTCCAATTTGACAGTCTTTGGGGAGTTATGCCTAAAAAGCTAGCAAACTCAGCACTATTCTTGAAATTATAGTGAGACTCTATTTTTTTTAATATCAAAGATTTATCCATGGTGATAAACATTTTGTTTATTAATATTTGGATATATACACATAATGTTTATATATTTGTTCTAACACAGGAACAAAGGTAAACAAATAGTGTATTGTTATGACAACCGAACAAATAAAAGAAAAATTAGAGTACGGAGACTATGGCACATTAGCCCGTATGCTAGGCCTTAAAAATCCAGCAGCCGCTAAAATGAGATTCAAAAGAGGTGACCTTCAAGCAAAGGAGGCTCTTATTCGAATCATTGAAAGCAGAGAACAATTAGTTGAGAGTTTCCAAGATTCTCAAGAGGCAACTACATCTAACCAGTAATGAACATAACAGGAGACATATACGAATACTGCAACGGCAATCAGCTGGGCGTTAATCAGGATGTGTTCATAGAACTCAGTCTCCTGTCTTATGCTCAGTTTCAGAAGTGGTGCCAGCGTAATAAACTCAACCGCCTCCGCACTGCTGGAAGAGGTCGCACCGGTCTTATCGCGTGGTCGAGTATTCCTGACGAGTACCTAGAGAAGATCAAAAAAGCATTTGGAGACCCTTACCGTAAAGACGATGTCGATTCGTTTGTTAGCAGACTTAACAATGACGACAAAGCCGCGGTTTTCTTTATGAAAGCCGGCCTTTCACCCCAAAAAGAGTATCAGCACTATATCGAGGCGCAGATACTTAACCTTTACGGTGAGTTGCTCCAAGAAATTGAGGTTAAAGCGGCTCGCAACACTTCATTCAAAAAGACTCAAGCTAAGCGCGAACTTGCAAAAGTCATTGCTGAACTAAAAACGCTTAAGCGTGAAGATGGCAAGGCTAAATTCCCTCATAAATTACCAAGCAACCCTCGCAGCCTTGAGCGTCGCTATAAAGAATATGCAGAACAGGGCTATGAGCGCCTGATCCACGCCGGAACCGGTAATACCAACACCCAAAAAATTAAAGGTGCCCTTGCAGACTGGCTACTTGCCAAGTACTGCCTCCCACACAAGCCTAGTATTACAGACTTGCACCTTGAGTACGATGCCTATCGTATTGCAAAGAAGTGGCCTTCACTTCACGAAGACGCCATTTATAAGTGGCTTCATAAACCGGAACAGAAAAAGGTTTGGGTATTAGCCCGCCACGGCAAAGATGAGTATGTGCGCCAGTTTGGTCACAAGACTACACGCGATAAGAGCGATTATTTCCCTTATGCATATTTAACCATTGACGGCTCCAAGCTTGACTGGATTCACTTTAAAGAAGGTGCGCCTTACTCAATGGGGGCAGATATCAAAGTCAACCTCATTTTTGACGTGTATAGCGAGAAAATTGTAGGTCACGACTTTAGCCTTGCCGAAGACCACCAATCGCACTTCAGAGCTTTTAAAATGGCTTTACAGGAGACACAATGCAAGCCTGCCCTTCTGACCTATGACAACCAGAGTGGGCACAAAATGAAAGCGGTTCAAGAACTGTACAGCAATATTGTTACGGCTAATGGTGGTCAGCATTATGCACACCGAGCTTATGAGCACGGTTCACCGGCTGAACAGCTTATAGGTCGCTTTCAGCAGCAATTTCTTAACAAGTGGTGGTTTTCAGATAAGCAAGCTATCACAGCACTTAAGGCAGACAGTCGCCCAAATATGGAGTTTGTTAAGCGTCACCGCGAAAAGCTCAAGACTATTGACGAGCTGCGCGAGGTGTTTGCCTATTCGGTTGAAAAATGGAATAATGCAGCCCACCCAAAACTAAAAGTAAGCCGCAACGAGGCCGCTACTCACGAGCAAACCTTTGCTTTAGACAAGATTAGCCCGCTTGATATGGTGCAGTTGTTTTGGGTTACTTCAACCAACACTAACAGCTACAATCGTGACGGTATACGCCTTACAGTAGGTAAAGAACGCTATCACTTTGAAGTCTACACGGCAGACGGCCACGTTGATCTTGATTTCCGCGATAACTATACCGGTTGCAAATTCTTTGTGCAGTATGATCCTGATCAGCTTGACAATTATGTGCGCCTATACTTAAGACTGCCTAACGGCGAAAGTAAATACATCGCAGACGCCGAGCCTGTCAAGAGCATTAAGAGCATTCCATTACTTATGGATGATCAAGATCACGGGCGCGTACATAAAATGATAGGCACCCGCGATAAAGACGTCGAGCGCGTACAGGCAGAGCTTGAAGCATTACGCCAACGCACCAACATCACTGAAGAATCACTAATCGAAGACCAGGAACTTGAGATGAAGTTCAGAGGCCGCCAGCCAAAGCAGTCTCGTGCAATGGCAGAAGCCGGCGCAGGTTCTTGGCTTAATAAACTATAACTATGGTACCACAATCAGCAGAAGCAGTTGCAAAGTATAAAGACCCTCGTGTCAAAACCAAAAATAAAAGCCGTATAAGCAATGCAGCTAAGAGCACCATTGTTAATGAGGTCGCTAAGGCTGCAAACTTAACCAGTCAAAGGTCTGTGGCGATTAAGGCAATGGTTTCTACGGCAACCATTAGTCAGATGATCGCCGGCAATTGGGGAATGATCAGTGACGACATGTTCCGCAAGGTTCAGGGTAATCTCAGCATTGAGCTAGACTGGAAGATCGCCATGACGGAAAATCTAAATGAGGCTTATAGATACTGCCACGCCGCCCGTATGCAAGGGCTTGCGCTTCTCATTAGCGACAATGCCGGCAAGGGTAAATCAAACGCCTATAAGTTCTATGCGCGCCGCAATGAGAATGTGATGCACGTAGAATGCAAAGCCAGCTGGACTAAAAAAACCTTTGTACGCCACTTGCTCCTAGCTATGGGTGTTCAACCCATAGGAACCACCGAGCAAATGCTGGAGAAATGGAACGATCAAATCATTAGATGGGCAAAACCGTTGCTTATTCTTGATCAGGCTGATAAACTGAAAGACCCGCAGCTCGATATGTTTATGGAGTTCTACAACGACCACGAAGGGCACTTAGGGATCATCCTAAGCGGCGTGCAGGCTTTGCGCAAGCGTATTGAACGCGGTATTCAACACTCAAAAACGGGGTATGACGAACTCTATAGCCGTGTAGGACGCCGCCACATAGAGCTTGACCCTATCAATCGCGACGATGTTGCAGCCATTTGCTGCGCAAATGGTGTAGACGATGAGGAAGACATCACATTCATTTATGACACGTTTGGGGGCGATTTTAGGCGCGTAAGACGCGAAATCAAGAGAATACACCTAGCGAGACAAGAACAGCCGGAATTGAGTGAATAAATGGCAAAAATCAAACGCGCAGTCTCGGTTGACGAGCTGCTGAAGAAAAAATTTAAAACGCTCCCCCTTGAGGGGCGCTTCAAAGAATTAATAGGAACACCAGAGCGCTCCGGCAGTTGGTTTCTTTTTGGAAACTCAGGAGAAGGTAAAACCACATTTCTAATGCAATTAGCAAAATACCTCACACAGTTTGAAAAGGTCGAGTTTAACTCGCTTGAAGAGGGTGCACGTATGTCAATGCAGGAGGCTATTAAAGAAAACCGTATGCAAGAGTGCCGCCGCGGCAGCTTCAAAGTATTAGACAAGTTGACTATAGACGAGATCAGAGAGCGCCAGTCGCGCCACAAAAGCGCGGGCATTGTAATTATTGATTCTGTACAGTACGCCTTTCTTGACAAGCGGGGCTACAAAGCCCTGCAAAAGGCTTGCCCTAACACCTTGTTTATATGGAACAGCCACGCTGAAGGCAAGCAACCTATGGGCAGTCTTGCAAAAGCCATAATGTACGATGCTGATGTAAAGCTGCACTGTGTAGGCTTTAGAGTGTTTGCAAAAAGTAGAATGAACCGCGGGCAGCTTTCTAAACCATACACCGTATGGGAAGAGGGCGCAAAGCAATACCACGATATCTTATGAAAGCAATAAACGAACTATTAAAAGAAACGCCGCAGGAGTATGAGCTAACGCTTTTCTCGCTTTGGCTAGAGTGGTGCCAGAANAAAGCCCACAATCAAGAGCAGCTGCAAATGTTGCTGAGNAATAACGCACTNTTTACNTGGTGGCGNGAGAACCTNCGCACNTTTGAGCGCTATTTCGCAGACGATGTAAGCAGCTACAATGGCAATCTGGATCGTGACACGCTTAAAGATATCTACCGCGATTATACCAGCGTGATCCACAAGCACTACAGCAAAGTATTAATCAAAAAAGCATTGGCAATATGAACGCACACCAGTTATACAACCGATATGATCTAATAACTGCGGTACTCAAGACCACCCGTCAAAGCGCTTACTTCTCGGTAAGTCAACGCACCTGCCTACATCAGCATCGCGCCGCAGTAATGCACGCACTTGACGATATCAATGCGGGTGATGGCTGGGAAAGCGCAACCCCACAATACCAACTACCGGCACACCTTGAGCAAATTGTACTGCGTGCGCGAATGGATTTTAAGATATGAGCGGGTACCACGACCGCGCGATCAGCGCAATGATACAAGCCTATTTGGCAAGAGAGAAATGGAACGAATTAAGTAAACAAGATTATGACTATGGAGACACCAACACAGCACGAGATCGACGAGAACATTAGAAATTTTGAGAGAGGCCTTACTGCGATACTTTCTGAACCCTATACGCTCAATATTGAGCATAACGATGAAGGTCTACCTGATAAGGCTAGTATATACACCCGAGAGACCATAGACACCACCCAAATTGATCTACTGGAAGACCACGCAGACAACTGGAACCTTAAACTCACCTTCTCGGCTACAGACACCGGGAGACTATCAATAAACTTTTAACTCATAGAAGACTAAGATGAATACAACACAGGACACCACCGCAGAATTAACCGAAGAGCAACTGGAGGCTAAACTAAAAGAACTACGCACCAAAAAAGCCAAAGCCGCCGAGCGTGAAAAGAAAGAATACGAGCGCAAGCGCGATGAGACCATCAACTTCTTAACAAGCTTTGCCCAGCAAGTACACGAGCAGCTGGTCGAACTGAAAAAGCTATGCCACGAGCGTATGGAGGAGCAAGCAGAGCGCCTTGCGAATTACGGTAAAATGCCGGGCAATAGTAAAGGCGGTTTTAGCATTACAAACGAGGCCGGAGACTATCGTATCACCCGTCACAGAGACACCAAGCCAAGTTGGGATGAGCGAAGCGTAAAAGCTCAGGAACTTATAAAGGAGTTTCTAACCGAGACTGTAAAAAAACGTGACCTCAAACTGTACGAGATCTTGATCAGTTTCATTCAGCGCAATGAGAATGGAGACTTAGAGTACGCTCGTGTAATGAACCTACTTCAGCACGCAGACAAATATGACGACCCGCGCTGGGTTGAAGGCTTACGCCTGATCAAAGAAAGTTACAGCAACCACCTTAGAGGTTTTGGGTATTCAATCAAAAAGAAGGATGCCTCTGGTAAATGGGAACTTATTAATCTTCAATTCGCAAGTATCTAATTATGGGAGTAACAATAGAACCAACGGTAAACGCAGACACCTACTGGGTAAACTCTAAAGAGGTGTATCAAGACACTAACGGCAACTGGATTGCAAAAGAAGAGCTTACGCCTTCTGAAACCAATGCCTTTAAATGCTACATAGGTCGCGAGATCAAGTTAAAAAATCGCCCTGTCACTAGGGATTAAAAGGGAGGTGCCAACACCAGAAAGCCGCCGTCACGGTTGATGCGCTGTCACTGCCGCTCCTGCTGAGCCCTTGAAAATTATTAGGCAGGAATACCGGTCAATGTGTGCCACCAGTAAAGTCATAGCACTAAGCGACAGAACGACCGCCGCAACTGCGAGAAGTTGCAAAAGACCGTAAGTGTAGGAACACCTATCAAAGTAAGCGTACCCAGCCGGGGATTAATCGTACCGCCCGGCGCTCTAAAGTACAAAGGGCACTAAGTCTGAAAATTGATAGCCGCATTACATAAGAACATCGTGGGGCAGGTTCGACTCCTGCCACGGTCACAATATTCCCTCTTAAGGATATAAAAGCAATTATAACCGCATTAAGGTATAATCTATGAAAGCCAATAAAAAGCAAAAGCAGCTTATACACGTTAACGCGCCCAACCGCGATACCAAAGAAGAATGGGTGCAATGGGCAACGGGTGACAATGACAAGATCAGTACCAATGATCTCACCTATGCGCAAGCCAACGCCATCCTAAAACAAATGGGGCTAAAACCGGTGCCAATGGCTACCGCAGACCTTGCCAGTACGTGGGGCAAGTTTGATAAAAACAACCAGCGCCACAAAGCAATCTTAAGCCTGCTTATTCAAATTAAATGGACAACAGATCACCCGCGCTTTGGGCGCGTGGCAGATATCACCCGTTTTGGGGCTTGGCTGCAAAGCGATCGCTCACCGGTGCGCAAGCCACTGCTTCAAATGCAACCCGAAGAGGTAAGCAAGATCATTAACGCCCTTGAAGGCATTTTAAAAAGTCTGTATAAATGAGAAGAATGTCATTTGCGCTCACAAAAGAGCAAGTAAAAAACCAGTCTAAAAACGTTACCCGCCGTCAAGGTTGGGCAAATTTAAAACCGGGTGACTTGGTGCAACCAGTTGAGAAGTGTATGGGATTGAAAAAAGGCGAAAAGCAAAAGCTTATCGGTGGGCCTATACGCATACTTAGCAATAGACCCGAACCCGTTGACGCTATACGAATTTCAAAAAACGAATGTGTGCGGGAGGGCTTCCCTGACTGGACAGCCCGAGAGTTTATAGCGTTGTATTGCGCCACAAACAAGATCAAGCCGGGAGACACGTGTAACCGAATTCATTTTGAGTATGTCAATCCCCTTTGAAACCGTCTGCGAGCATCCTAAAAACGCGCGCTACATCCGCGTGGTAAACCTAAGCGCCACCTGTGAGACCACCGTAACCGCTTGCCGCCAATGCGGTAGTGATTTAGATAAACCAAAAACCGATTGTATATGACACCAGAGCAACAAGATAAAATCCAAAAAGTTTACGAACTCGTTAAACGAGGCGTTTCCGGTGAAAAGGGAGCGGCACAGGCTGCACTTGATCGCTTGATGAAGAAATACAATCTAAGCGCCGAGCAGATTCAGAATATAACCTTCAAAGAATACCGCTTTAAATATTCTCAAAATACCGAGTTAATGCTGTTCGGCACCTTGTTTAAATACTTCTTTCCAGACAGGCAGATGAAAGCAAGCCGAGACACTTGGGATGTTAGAGAGATTGCTATTAAGCTAGAATATATTGATTGGGTAACGCTTGAGTGTGCCTATGAGTATTTCAGAAAACATATGCGCGGAGAATACCGACGCCTCGTTACTCCCAAGCTTAAGCGGTACCGAAAACCGGCTAATAAAAAACGAGCCCGTGAAAAGCTTGACAAGATCTTCTTTTCAAATTATGTGATCGCCTCAAAGCTTTATCGTGAAGGTGACCTCAAGCAAATTGATCCCTTTGAGCTAAGCGAAAAAGAACGCCGCGACCGTGAAGCGCTTGAAGGCGTAAAAGGAGGCGAATTCAATACCCAAGTAACAACCGGTTTATACTTAGAATAATGCATCCAGTTAAAATCAAACAAAAACCAGAGCATTATCTCGTCTTGGAGCAGGTGCTACATATGGGGCAAACGCCAAATACAACGACCCGCATAGGCAAAGCAGCGGCGGCCATATTACAAAAGGTACTCGTGCGAGTAGCAAAGAAAGCAATTGAAGCCCGTATGTCACCAAATGACAAGCCTAGATCGCTTGAACTCGCCTACTACGAGGCAGACGCCCTCGAAAGACATTTGCGCATAAACCGAGGCTTATTTCGCGCCGGTACTTATGAATACAACGCGGTGGTTAGCATCGCANNCGAACTGGATCAAAAATTACAATAAATGGAACAAGTAACAACATACACCGTAAAGGGCGATAGCCTTTCCGTTTTATGGGAGTTTAAATACGATTTAAAAGGCAATTTAATCAGCTTTCAAATTCAGGATAAACCGCTCTCAACAAAACAAATCACTTGGTTATTTAAAGAGGGCAATTTCCCGGAGACCGAGGCGATTATGAAAAGCGTCTGGCTCAAGGCTAAAAAGTCGGTCTTTGAAATCATCATAGGTGAGCCTGATCTAAGCTTTGACGCGTTTTACAATGCCTACGATCATAAGGTNAAAAAGAGCCANTCACAGGCCTCTTGGAAGCGCCTTTCTAAAAAAGACAAAATAGCCGCCTTAGGTCACATCCCAACCTATGACAAGTTTTTAGCACGTAAACGCTACAACAAAGCAGCTCCGAGTGTGTACCTCAATCAGCGGTATTGGGAAGATAACCACGGAAGTATTCACTGACTTAGTGCTTTTAAAAAGAGCCAAGTGATTAAATCACCAGTAGCGCAAATCATTATCAATACACTAAGCTCTTTAAAGAATAGTATAATCTCTTTAATTAAAAATTTCATACTTAAAATTAAGAAAAAATGGCAAAAGAAACCTTTACAGAGCTTCACTTTGAAATGACCGTAAGAAACTCGTACACACACGAGTCTTGGAATGAAAAACTTGAAGAAACAAGAATGTACGACGAGCCTAAGGACAATGATGAGGCAATAGCTTGTGCTAAACAAATCTTAAAAGACTTCAATGCACATTTAAGACCCGGTGAGTATGCGCGTGAACTATTGAATGTTCAAAGAGTTGAAACAAAAGTAATTGATTTAATCGAGCAAAAATTTGACTAATGGCAAATCAAGATGAAAGTGTAGAGTTGGTGAGAGCTGCTCACAAACGCACAATTGAAGATATATTAAAAGAACGCGTACGCCAAAACGAAAAGTTTGGTTGGAACCGCAACCACCATCCCGCAGAGTGGTTAATGATCTTAGGCGAGGAAGTGGGCGAGGTTAACGAGGAAGGGATTAATTACACGTTTAACCCTGATCGATTAAAACCAATGAATCTTTTAGATATGAGGAAGGAATTGGTGCAGGTTGCAGCTGTAGCAATGGCATTTATTGAAGACTTGGATGACAATTATTTACCGAAGTACAAAAACTCAGAACAATGAAAATAGTATATATCGCACACCCCATCGGCGGCAATGTCGTACGTAATCTTGAAGCTCTTGCAAAAGTGATACGTCAAATTAACCTAGCAGAACCTGAGGTGGTACCGCTTGCACCCTATTACGCAGATGTGCTGGCACTTGATGACAACAACCCGGCAGAACGTGCCAGAGGTTTAGAAAATGGCCGCTGCGTACTTAAAAGCGGCGCCATACGTGAAGTATGGTTATACGGTGATGGCGTGTCTCCCGGGATGCTTGGTGAAATACGCCTCGCTGAAGCTTTAGGCTTGCCCATCTTACCCAAAACTCAAGGCACGAAAACCGCCTATAATGCCCTTTTAGCAGGCGGTGCACTTGATAAGCCGGTGCTCGGTGAAAGCTGCTGCAAAAAAGGCTGTAATGAACCGGTATACAACTTAAAATATTGCTTTCATCATTGGAATGTGGCTAATCAGAATTGATTAATTCAGAATTTATTTCTTACTAGCTTCCAAAGCTTGTCTACTATAAATATTAAGAAAAAAGGAATTGAAAAAATGATTAGTGACTCAGTAAATGATAAATGCATGTTTTCTTGTTCATTAATTAAGTTAGTCAAAGTCATCAGGTTAATCATTATAAATACCTGTAAACAGACACTAAGAATACACGACACAATTTCGTTTGGTTGCTCTACTTTTTTCTTAAAATTTAATAGTGTCAATACTGAGATCAAATAGAAACTTCCAAACCCTAAGCTTAAGCAAAAGCAATAACAGCATAATAGAATAATATCCGATTGTTCAAGTATTTCAGGAAAAAAAAGTCCAAAGTAAGAATACCAGAAAGGCATCATTATTAATAAAATAAATAGTCCTTTAAGCCCCTCATCAGACTCATTAATATCTTTTAAACTAATCATAAATTTAAAATTTAAACAAACCTAAATAAACTAAATAACTTTGAGTTAAGCAATTGCGTAAAACCTATTTTAACTGAACAATACCCATCCCCTTTTAAGGAGTTAAAGCCTAGTGCTGTTCTTAGCCTTCATCAAGACGTATAACTGCTTTTTTTATCTTTATTAATTCAGTCCATACAGAAAACTGTAACTTTAATCTGTTAAGTGTAACTAACTTTATAGAAATTTTAAAATATGAAAAATTATATTGTATTCTTCTTAAAGTCTGATGGAACGAGTGATTCAACATCAGCAGACTATATAACATTAAAAGACTTTGATAGCTTTCCTACTAAGAGCGAACTAATTAAGTCTGCCATTGAAAAGATTGGTAGCTCAAATGGAAGAATCAGGTTTAAAGGAATATCCGGAATAATAGAGGTTTCTGAGGAAGATTTAAATAACTGGAAACAATAAAATTATGGCATCTGATCCTAATATACACTGTGTAAACTTTGAACTTGAATATATTGACGTTACTGATAGAGGCTTTATTAATAATAAGATAGTACAGTTTCTATATGACACTCCAAAATTCATTATTAAATCAGTTAGTGTAACCTTAACTAAAGAAAATAAATATTTAGTAGTTGCAGTTGTTGAATATTTTAAAGAGGCGGGGTACTCGACTGACGAACCGAATAACTTCTAAATTAATGAAAACACTACTACTCCTACTATTCATTTCAACAGCTTCGTTTGCACAAACATGGCATGTAACCCCTGAGGGTTTTAAATATGGTGATGAAGACTATCAAGTAGCCGAGTTTAAAGACGCTTCAGCGGCTGTTTTATATGACCGTGTATTGGCTTATTTGCACCGGCAATATAAAAACCCGGATGCTGCACTAAGTACCATTGAAGACACTCAAATTACAGTTAATGGTTTTGAAGCTAACGCGGTACCACGATCTAAAGGCGGTAATGTATTTGATTTAGATTATACCTATACCATTCGCTTTAAAGACGGCAAAGTGCGTATAGACGCTCCTTCTCTTGAGATGACTACCTTAAGAACCTCAGATTATAAACGTCTTAACTTGGTAACCAATGACACCGGAGGTTTTTTAACTGGCAACTATGGTATATATAAAAATGGGAAACTTAAAAGCGAACTTGCAAAAGAAACCTTAGAGACGTTCTTCTCTTTTCGGTTTATAGGGCTACTCTCAGCTGCGTTGAATGAGTCTCCAGTAACCGAAACCAGCGACTGGTAACAACCTGTTAAAAACACCCCCTGCTAACGGCTTGCTTATTATACAGCAAGCCGTTATTTTTGTTACTAGATGAAAGGGCAATACTCACTTTACGATAATCTTATTTTTCAGCCTATTGAGCCGGCGCACAGCAAGCCTAATTTAGCACGCCGTGCAGATGCCATTGCACACCGGTATTATTATTACGGTTCTATATGCCGTATGCTGTATGAAGATTGCCTACATCACTTGCACCTTGAATTCTTCCTTGAGCCAGACACGATCTACAACGAACTCAAAAAACGAACTGCCCTGGTTAATCGCCTCGTTGATGCGCGTACACCGGTTGCAGAGCTGCGCAAGCAATACCCGCATTTTGACTGGTCTGGGCGCGTGAATTTACCCGGCGTCTAGCGCAGAGCTGTCTCGGTATTGTGTGGTGAAAACAAGCTCTAGCACGGTAAATTGATCAGGTCTTTTTTGCTTTCGCTTGCCTACACACTCCAGCGCGTTAATTTGCCCATTGCTCCAACCTTGCAAAGCTTGATAGACAGCTTCCTCCACATCATAATAAAATAAGCTTTTTTCACGGGCAACTTCAGGAGTGACGGCATTGGTGTTGCCTCTCCAGTCTAAGCAAATGGCCACAGTGATCTGGGCGTTACATTCCTGTATTTTTAGGTTCAAATTTTGCCGCCGTGGTTCTTGAATGTCTATCAGCGTTGCAGGGAATAGAATTGGCGGTTTCTCATAATTCATTTGCCCCTTATCTTCATCAGCCCATTTGATCACGTCAAGGGCTTGCAGACGATCTGTAAGGTCTATAAATAGCGTTTTCATCGATTGTTGTAAAATGCCGTAAGGCGGTTAATAATAGCTTGATTGAGATACTTAGAATTGCCCATAAAGCGTCGCTCAGGCATCTTGTAATTTACGGTACGCGTATGCGCCTTGATCTGTACCCGTTTACCTTTACCCATAAAATTGGTATTGGTATAGCCACGCACGTTTTGCACGCCACGCACCCGCAAGCCATCATTATGAATGCGGGCATACGGTACCTTAGCATTTCCGGCTGAGATCACCACGCGGTTGGCGTTAACTTGAGTGGGTCTTATAGATGCCTGTAAGTTTCCGGTTCTGGTGAGTATACGCCCATTACCGCGTGTCTTTTTTGCAGCATACTTTGGGTTGAGTTGCTCCCAAGGCACACCGTCCCACTCCTGCGTATTGAAGCGCTCTTTAAAGAACTCGACAGCAGTATCTGATACTATTGTAGGCACGGCAGCATCAAAACGATGCTCAAAACGTGAAAACCAGTCGTTTAATTGCTTTTGATAGTTCATTTACTGTATCTTTGTAGTAAGTTGATGATGACGGTAAAGGGGCGGCCAACACCTAGCAGGTGACGGGGGCGGCCTACGGCTGATAGGGACGGCGTCATCTGATATTAACCTGCATCTATAACCCCGCTCTTGTAGCGGGGTTTTACTTTTTATACACCAGNAGCCCGTTGCGGTGTTTGTTTAAGATTGTTCTTTTTTCGGTTAGCTCGTACCACGTAAGCAGCTCCATTGTTCCGTTTTTGATCGATGCCCTTACTGTGATTGTTTTATCAAGAAAGTATGAGATGTACACCATCTCGCCCAGCTCTGCACCATTTAACCAAACCTCGTGTGGGGCTGTAAGCGTCTGGCCTAAAGCTTCAAGTAAACGCACTCGTTCTGCACGGCCTTTAGTATGTCTTTTAAAATTACCCTCTTTTACTTGTAGCGGGCGTTTGTGATAGTCTTTAATCACGCGAAGGTCATTAAGGCTTTCTAACTGATCAAAGAATTCAGCAGCTGTGCCCTCATAAGTCTTTGTAGCTTCGGTAGCTTGCTTTTTGGCATTGCTGTAGCTGTCAAGACCCCAGTCTGCCGGTTTAAGCGTGTTGATCATTTTTGAAGCTTTCCCGGGGAATTTATGCACGTATTGCTGGTTTGCTGTAAACACCTCGCCGGTAGCTGCACGGTTAACGCCCCAACCCTGTAAAGCCTCGCTTTTAAATTGCTTGGAGTTCAGGTAGGCATCAGCACGTTTGCGGGAAGCCCTCAGCTCTTCTTGAGTCACCTCGTTTTTTAAACGGGGCACAATGTAGCAGCGGCAGTTCCATCCATTAGGCGGGAATAGCTTATCCCAGCGCTTATCATTAGAAGGTAAAACGAGTCCGTCAAGGGCAGCGTGCTCTGGTCTTACCAGATGATCACCTGCGGTTTTATACTTCCAGTACGGGTATAGTTCTGTTTGCTTAATAAGCCTGTTATACGTTGCCGCAGCTTCTCCGGTAAGTACCGCACTGGTGTACTCTGTCTCTAACCAGTTTTTATTAAAGACGCCTAAGCGCTCTTTAGCCATCTGGTAAAATTCTCTAAAGCTGGTAGCCTTTTTAAATAGTTCGTTTAACTCGTACACTTCTGCTAAGGTTTTTGCTCCACTAAATCTAAATAAATTTTGCTCAAATGCAGTGAGCAGCGCAGGATCATCGATGCCATACACAAAGCCCGGCGCGTCTGCTAAAGTAATAGTGTTGGCTTTATCCCAAGCTTCTTTAAATCCCTTAAACAACGTGCTTGCTGTATAGTAAAAGAGCGCAGCATCAAAACTTACCTTCCCTTTTTGCTCCCATATACGATTGATCAACCCATCATTATCAAAGCCTTCAAGCGCTGCCAGATTGATTGTGTGGTGATGACCACAGCTGGCTGTTGCCCCGGTCGTCTCCGCCGGGGCTTTTGAAAAAAAAGGCAAAAAGCGTCTAAGCCAGCGCATCAATGCGTTATCAAGTTGCTCCTTGGTTTCCTCCTCAGAAAGGGAAAGGTTCACCGGATCGGGATCTTCTTTTTTGTTAGCCTTTTTTGCTCCGGGTTTCGGTTCCGATACCGGTGGCTTTTGTTCTTTCTGCTCAGCCTTAAGGCTATCGTAGTTCTCAGGCTTTGGCACGTCAAAAGTCTCGTAAAAGAAATCGTCGTCAATAGGCAGTCCTAATTCTTTACGCATCGACTTGTACATCTCATAACTGTCCTTAACTGTGAGTTCCTGACTTTCGCCCTGAATGATAAAGCGACCGCCTTTAGTATCAAACCCGGCACTTTGCAGGATGCGTATAAAACGGGAGTTTAACACCCGTCTAACGTAGTTTAAATCGGTCTCGTGCTTGCTTTCGTCTTGCTCCTGATGGGTTTTACTTTGAGCATAGCCAGAACTGGAGCTGCTCTCGGTAGTCTCGGTGGTACCAATTAAAGCCTTGGATATTTCGGCATTGAGAAAGCGCAAAAAGTTACCGTGTGCATCGCCTGTGGCATTGACGTTATTCTCTTTGATGTCGATGGTGGTTCCATCGGGTCTTATGATGGTTCCGCCTGCGCCAATTTCCTGTAACGCCTGCTGAAGCTGCACGCGTTGCTTCTCATCAAAGCCGTTCCACATCGCGTCGATCAAAGGATTCCCAAACGTCTGAACAAACACCGCATAATCACCCAAGCCGCCACGCTTGAGAATAGCGTACGGTGAGGCTTTCATATACAGTCCTAAATCTTTGATCTTGCCGACCTCCATAATGGTTTTGGCATAAATACCTTCGCGAATATTGACGCCCTCCTCGCTGTAGCTGTCATAACTCAGTATACCATTCTCAGGGCGGTAATTGAGACGCGGCAGAAGTCCGGCGTCCATTTCCCAGCTGCCGTCCTGATCTTGCCAGAAGGTGGGCTCCATCATAGAGTACCCCCAAAACTTTGCGTTCATAATCTCATCGAGCAGGTCGTCAAAACCAACTGAGTCAATTAGATCATTAACCGTATCAACCGGTGTACCTTCCTTATCTACAAATTGCCAGTTGGCTGCTTTGATAGGATCGCGACGCTTTCCTGTCACCGCCTCAACGTGACCGTCAAGATCAACATCGGCATAGAGGTTATACAATAGGCTGCGCCGTGGGATTTGAGATTCTGCGCTTTGAATTGCGCGCCTCCAGTTAGGGATGTCTTGCTCAGTACGATTGTAAGGTCGTACCTCAATCTTGTGCAATACGATCTGATCAGGAGCGCCTGCCGGTTTGGTGACCTTCGTTTTGGTAGTTCGTCTATTGGTTACTTTTCGTGCCATTTAAATGCGTTTTAATCGGTGTTTAAATTACCAGCGGGTATTGCGCTTAGGCGCGCTGCTAACGTGAAATAGTTGGTCTGCGCTTTCTTCAATTGCAGGCGGCCAGTTGCGCGGTACCACCTTGCCACTTTGTATGTCTTTTAACCAACTTATAGCCTCATCGCGACGCGTTTTGCGCAGTTCCATATCGGTTGCCGGATTTGCCAATACAATAAAATGCCAAGCGGCAAGGTCTTTAATAGCCACAAGCAGCATGTCATCGCGAGCCTCGTCTTCACGCGCAAAAAGCGTGTCTATATCATACCGGCTTAAATAGCCCATAGCCTGAGCTTCAGCGGCGGCCATTGCGTCGTTAAGTATGTCCTCGTCGCCACGATCTACCGCATTGAGTATTTCGGCATATAAGTGGCTTTTAAAATCGTCACGTGTTACCATCGTTTGTTATTTGTGCGCCTTCCGGCATTAGTTTGTATTTGACTGGTGTCAGAGCTGACCTTGTGATCAATAAATACTGCCCCGCCTTCCACAGCATCCGGAGCATCATCATGAGCTTTACTAGTTGGTGAAAGTGCGAGAAACTGGTCTTCTGTATTGGTCATATGCTTACTGTCTTTAAGCCTTTCTTCAAACCACAACTTTTCGTTACGGTTAAGCGGTTCCAGCTTCGATTCAATACGGTAGAATTTGTCTGGTTTATCCCGCGGATCAGGCATTAATGGAAGGGTTAATTTGTGCCTTTCATTTGCCTTTTTGATCTCAAGCTTTAAGGTGTCATCGATCCACGGCCACTCAATAACGAAATACACCGGCACTTTACCGTTTACATCCTTAATGATCTCATACTGCCAGTCGAGCATTTGTGCCGTCGTGGTTTGATCGCAATACATTTTCCGCACGTGGTATTCATCCTGCCATTTACCAATAAGACAGGTGGCTTTATAGTCATTCTTTTTTCCGCTTTTATAGGAGGGGTCTGTATAGGCCACAAGGAATTTGTACTGACTAAGAGGCGGTAACTTTTTATAGTTGAGCTGCTGGAAGACTTTGCCCTTTGTAATAGGGTTATTGTAATACTCCTGCTGGATGGCAAAATAACTTAGAGGCTTTAACGCCCGATCAATCATTTCTTCAGTATTCTTTTGAGGCCATGTAGATTTACCGTTCTTGTCTCTAATGTTTACAATCTCTGCGTGGTCTGCAATTTTGATCGCTCTAACCATACAGCAATCTTTTGCAATGATGTTACCATTAAAGATCATTAGCAACGGAACCGATATGGAACGCGTGGCATAAAAAGCCCTTTCTAACCATTCCCAATCCTGCTCAACACGATCAGGATTACGGCAGCTTTCGTCGGTGTCATAATCATCGACTATTAACAGATCAGGTCTTACTTCCTCCTCACGACTACCACGAGGGTTACCACCTTTACCGATGGCGCGCATCGAAAATCCCTTTTTAGAAACAAAGCGTGATGTTGCCCAGTCTCCGTGTTTAACTTGATTACCATAATCATTTATGATACGCTGGTTTTTCTCCAGATTGAGCTTGTACGGTTTCGCCAAAAGGTCTGCTGCATCTTGTGTTGCACTTACTAAAAACGCAGACTTCTTTTTCCCCGTTAGAAATAGTTTAAGGGCTTCCATCATTGTACGTCCTGACTTTGACAACTCTCTCGACCACGGTCTGGCTTCAATATGTTCGGGATTCTCCATTACACGCTTTGTACTTCGCTTGTGGAAGTTTGCAGGCTCTGAGGTATAATATTTTGAAAAGTAGTACCTAAACCAAGCTTCGTGGTCGGCTTCCAGAGCTTCAATGCGTTTGCGCTTTTCCCGTTCGGTTTCGTTGGATGCCACAGGAGCATCCCGGTTCATATCTTCAATGAACTCGTCCCAGTCTATTAAAGCGCGTTTTTCGGCTGGTTTTAACATTAGTTAATTAGTGATTTAATGAAACTGTCTGCAAGGCTCGAAATCTCTTTTGCCTTTTGATAATCGTCTTCACGTATGTAAATCGCGAAGCGCTTCATTACCTCGATCACGTCTGCCACAGACATGTCGGTTTCTAGTTGGCGTATAGTTGCTGAGTATTTAACAAGAGCATCTGCCTCCTTACTATTTGCAAACTGTTCTCCATCTGGTTTGCTTTCAATGTGATCATTTAGTGCTGTTAGTTGACGATATACACGGTATAGCTCACTTTCTTTAGTAATGATCACATTTGCCCGTCGCGTTTCCCAACCTTCCTCTTTAACCCATTTGTTCATGGTCACGGCAGAAACCCCAACCCGGTCGGCAAGTTCCTTTTGTACCGTTACGCCCTCAACTGTATAGAGCAGCTTGGCGTAGTCCTTTTTTCGCTGTATGGCTTCTTTTTTCATAGGCCAAAGGTGCAAGCATCCACGCCAAAAAAGAATTTGTCTTTTGTAGCACCATCTCTTGCAGGGTGCAGCGTACCCACTTACCGGGGGGTATTACCAAGCTGCATTTTTTTACCCCTCGATACCGATACATCTTTGACCCATCAAAATGCAACGAACAGCAGGCGACTATGAAAAAAAGCACTAAACGATTCATCCTTTCTACAGAGGCCAAAAACAGCAACGGGTTCCGAGTGCGTACTGCGGGTATCAACCTAGCAGACTTTAAATCAAATCCTCTTTTGCTTTGGCTTCATAAACGCCCAAAAGGTGAGCGTGCCGATGAGATACTTCCATTAGGCCGCTGGGAGGATATAGAACTTAAAGATGGGGTGGTAAGTGCCGTGCCTGTTTTTGATGAGGACGACGAGTTTGCAATGCGCATTTATAAGAAGGTTGAAAACGGAAGCCTTAAAATGGCAAGTGCCGGTTTATTGCCTCTTGAGTTTAGCGAAACCGAAGGTGATAAATGGCTAGAGCGCTCAACCTTAAAAGAAGCTTCCATTTGCGATATCGGTTCAAACAGTGAAGCGGTAACCGTGGCACTTTATAATGAGTCCGACGAGCTGGTAAAGCTTTCTGAAGTACTTACAAATCTTAATCAAAACACCGAAATACCTATGAAACTTATTCAATTAACTGCGTCTACGATGGCGCTGCTTAAACTGTCAGACGGTGCCACCGAGACCGATGCGCATACCGCAATCGCTGAGCTGGTTACACTAAGTCAAACCCAAGGCACTCAGATCAAAACCTTAGAGAGCGAAAAGGATGCATTGCAGCTGAAGCTTGACGAAGCTGAGAATGCCGGCAAAGATGCTAAGATCATCGCCCTTGTTGACAAAGCCGTTGAAGATCGCAAGATCACTGCCGATCAAAAAGAGGGAATGATCAAACTGGCGAATGCTGACTTTGACGCAGCAAAAGCACACTTGGATTCAATTCCATCAACCCCAACCGCTTCAAGCCAAATGAAGACCGACGCACCTGCCGGTGATGAGCTTATGAAGTTGACCTATTCAGAGCTTGACAAAGCTGGGAAACTGGAAACCTTAAAAGAGAAAAACCTTGAGGGTTTCAAAGCCAAATTTAAAGAGCAGTTTGGCGTCGATTACAAGCTCTAACATCAATCATCAAATCAAAAACCGAATAGAACAATGAAACATTTTAAACCACTTAACCTGCTGTATAACGCACTGATCATCTTTGTCGTTGCAGCTCTTTTCTTCGGCGCAACTCCTATGGTGGCCGGAGCCTCAATAGCTGCCGGAGCGATAACCGGAACCGCAATGTCGTTTGTAGACACCGGACTTGCTTTTATGGCCATCCAGAAGGAAATCTGGCAGAACCATATCGAGCAGGAAATCTTTAAGGACAACAGCTTCTTAAGGATGTCACATAATGCCGACGCTAATGTTATAGGCTCTCGTGCGGTTCACATCCCTCAATCTGGAGGCAGTGGCAACGTTGTCAAAAACAGAAGCTCACTACCTGCGACAGTTCGTAAGCGTACCGATACAGATATTATCTATTTACTGGATGAGTACACTACTGATCCTGTAGTTATTCCACACGCTGACACGCAAGAGCTGAGCTACGATAAGCGTAATAGTGTATTGAGCGAAGACCGCGACAAGCTTGTAGAAACGGTAGCTGAAGAAACCATTCAAAACTGGTTAAAGTCTCCTGTTTATGGAGCTTACGGAGCTACTTCATTACCTGCCGGTAATCTATTGACGGCAACAGGAAGTGAAGTTCAAGCAAGCGCACCAAGTGCGACAGGAACCCGTAAAGGAATGAGCTTGACCGACCTACAACGCATGCAGACCTATTTCCGTACCAAAAAGCGCTGGTATAATGGTCAAATGTATGCGCTTTTAACGCCTACCGATCTTGCCACGTGTTTCCCTGCCGATAGTGTTGTAACCGCAACTTATATGCAAAACGTAACCGAAGAGGAGCGTCGTATGGGGGTTATTCTTAAAGCCCAAGGCTGGAACATCATGAGCCGTTCAACTGTAGCCAGCGTAACCGCTGCGGGTGCATTAAATGCTCCGGGTGCGGTAGGTGCCGCAACAGACGATGAGGCATCACTATTTTGGTATAAAGATGCTGTAGAATATGCCTTTGGAGGTGTAGTTGCTTTTGAGCAGCCGGGCGCCCCAGAGTACTACGGTGATCTATATTCCTTCTTAGTTCGATCTGGTGGTCGTGCAAGACGTGCAGACTATGCGGGTATTGCCTTACTACGTCAAGGTAAAACAGCCTAAATATAATTAGCCCAAGCCCTTTACGGGGCTGGGCTAATATCACCTATGCAAACCTCTAATCAACTTACAACACTGGTGTTTAGTCTGGTCAAAAAAGCATTTACCTATCAGGACGGCGCGCTTGTCGTACTGGTTTTGCCCGGCTCATTCGGTGCAAAAAAGTTGATTGCTGAATTAACGAGAGACATCAGCCTTAAGGATATGACAATGCCGCTTTTGGCCTTTGGTGTCCTTACGATCTTATACATACTGGTGAGTATTGCCGACTTCTACACAGGCACGCGGGCTTCTGCAAAAGAGCATCTAATATCAACGGGATCACCCCGGGGCTATATGAAAAGCGATAAGCTGTGGAGCAGCGTCTGGAAGTTTGCCGGCGTAATACTTATAGCAAGCATCTTAACCGTGTTTTGCCTCTTGTTTCTTTTGGTAGGTCTCACTTGGCTTTATGACGGATTCCTGTTTGCAATAATTGCCTTCTACTTTGTAGTGATCAGCTTTGACCTGCACAGCATTGGCGAGAACCAGTTGAGACGCTTTGGTAAAAAACCAAGCTTTTACAGCTTCATTGATAAGGTGTCGGTAGCCATACGCACCGGCCTGATCGAGAAAGCTTCAAAACTATTTGACAAATGGTAGGCAGTACAGATTGCATACATAAATACGGCGAACCTATTCCGGCAATGGAGCGCAAATGGTTAAGGCTTTGGGATGTGCCTGAGGCAATCAATAAAGAGCTTCCGGTTATACCTAACAAAATCTATTGTAACCGAGATCTTATCGCGCCGCTTGAAAATGCCTTTTGGAATATCATTTCAAACTGCCTTCAGGAGGAAATCAAGACTTGGGATGGCTGCTTTAACATTCGCCTCAAGCGTGGAGGAAAAACGTGGTCACTTCATTCCTGGGCAATTGCGATCGACATCAACGCCGCGTGGAATGGTTTGGGAAAAGAACCACAAATGAGCAAAGAGCTGGTTAAGTGTTTTACCGATGCCGGCTTTGATTGGGGCGGGACTTGGACACGTAAAGACGGAATGCACTTTCAACTTAAACAGATATGAAAAAACACATTTTAATACGCTGGATCGCCCGCATTGCTTTGGCATTGTTTGCGGTACTGTTGATCCTTTCAGCTGGAGGCTGTAAAAGCAAGGCTACGCTAACCGAAAGTACAACGGTACGCGATAGCACGGTGACCACCGTAACTGTAGTACCACGCGATACTCTGGTTAAGGTTCCGGGAGACAGTCTTAGGCTAACCACCACCATCGCAGAGCTGCGCAAAGCGCTTTACATCACTGAAACCCGCAACCGGGTGACAGCCGGTGTAGGATTAAAAGGCGATACCCTAACGGTAGATTGTAAGATTGATTCTTTACTGCTGGAGCTTGAGCTGCGAGATACGACCATCAACACCTTGCGCGATCGACTTGAGAAAACTGAAACCGTGGAGAATGTGCCTGAAAAGTATGTGCCGTTTTTGGTCAAGCTACTGGCTTGGGTAGGCGGTTTAGCCCTCGTTTATTTAGGCTTTAAAGCCGCTTTAACCTATTTCAAAATCAAAATACCATTTTAGTATGAAACCAGAAGAAATCGCGAAATCCATTTTCGCACGTAACCCGGAAATTAAAGAGCTGCACATCACCGCAGACGGTCAGGCCTTCCGTGACTTACACGCAGCCGAAAGCCACGCACAGCGCTCAAAATATCAAAAGATCGCAAGCATTAAGCGTGACGGTAAAGCCAAAGAGCAAACGCCAGACGCTGATCCTGATAAGAGCTTTGCAGACAACGCCCAGAAAGTGGCAAAAGCTGCAAAAGTAAAAGACACGGTAAACCCTGATAGCGCGGCGGCAGCTGCCCAAAAAGCAAACGACACTGACGCAGACGCAGACGCAGAAGGTGACGATACCACAGAAGACAATGCACTGGAGGCGATCCTTGACGGCAACGTTAGCCAAACTACTGAGCGCCTGCAAACCCTTGAGGAAGTAGAAGCACTTGAGAAGTTATCAACTCTTGAAAAGGAAGGTGACAACCGCAAAGGCGTTCACGAGGCTATCGCATCCCGTAAAGAAGCAATTACTAACCCTAAAGAAGACTAAGCAATGCCAAAGTATAGATACGGCCTCGCGAGCCTTAAAATCGACGACATTAATGCGGCAGACGGCCTAGGTGCCGGTAGCCCTACAGAATTGAAAGACGACGTCTATCGTGACACGTTCAACATTGTTGAGGAGGAAGGTACTTCAACCCCTGTTTACAATGAGATGGACGTAGACCCGGTAATGGAGTTCACCGAGAAAGGTAGAATTTCTGCAACGCTCCAGATTATGGACACCAGCGTAGATACGCTTGCCCTGCTTTGTGGTGGTGAAGTGGTTACCATTGCCGGAACTTCTAAAACGTGGAGCCGTCCTTCAGAAAACCTTCACGTTGAGAAACGCCTTGAATTTGAAACCCAAGATGGTTACAAGATCATCATACCTCGTGGGCGTGTAAATGCACGAATCAATCACCAAGTGCGCCGTAACGGTATTGCGCTTGTTGATGTGACTATTATGGCTCTTAAGCCATTGGTTGACGGTTTGGCAGCATTTGATATGGTAGAACCAATTGAAGCGTAATGAAAACCGAGCATCAAGAAAATCCGGCAACGGAGCATCTCGCTGCTCAAACCATCCTACATAGGGGCGTCAAGGTAAAAGTTGCCGCCCCTTTTTTTCTAAGATGGTTTGGCAAACGCACAATAGCGCTCAAGCTGACCTCTCCTTATGAAGGTACCATGTACCGCGTGGCTGCATATTATTTGAGTACCGGTCTCAAAGATCATAAGCTGGAGAACACCAGTACAGAAGAGGCTTTGGCATTGATGAGTCTTCACGGTAAAAGCATAAGCAAAGCGGTAGCCTGTGCTATTCTTAACGGCTACTGGAGTGGAAAACTCTTTACGCGCTTATTAGCTTGGTACCTGCGCTGGCATTGCAAACCGCGTGAACTTTTTGCGCTCACAACGGCACTGCTTATTTACGGCGGTACCGCGGATTTTATGAGTACTACCAGATCGGTTCGCAAGATGAAACTGACGACTCCGAATCTGGGTCAGAACAATCAGGGGAGTTAAAGCAAACCGGCTTACATAGCCCTTGGGGATTAATATATCAGATTATAAAAGAAACCGGATGGACGTGGCATTATATGCTATGGAAAGTCTCCAGAGCAAACCTCCTGCTTATGATGGCAGACCGTGCAAACTTCAAGCACGTTAAACGAGAAGATCAGATAATCGAAGATACAGGCGCAAGCCTATTCAATAAAATCAAGAGTGGAAAAGTTTGATCCCATAGACATTGAGTTTTTGATCAATTCGCCCGAAGTCAAAAAAGACGCTAACGAGGTGAAAAAGCAGATCAAAGGTATAGGTGACACTGCCGAAGGTGTGACCAAAAAGGTCAATGGTCAACTTAACAACGTTCTTGATAATTCGACTAACAAAGTCAACAAACAAACCGCTGCTGTCAAAGGCTCTAAAGCAGAATGGAACGGTTTGGGTAATTCCATCAATCAAATCTCTCGAGAGCTACCCGCTTTTACGTATTCAGCCCAAACCGGGTTCTTGGCACTCTCCAACAACATCCCCATTTTAGCCGACGAAATAGGCAGGTTACGTGCTAAAAATGATGCGCTTGTTGCCTCTGGAGCTAAAGGAGTTCCCATCTGGAAAAGTGTATTAAAAAACCTGTTCAGCTGGAATGTAGCCTTATCGTTGGGTGTTACTCTCATTACTATTTATGGTAAGGAGATTGGCGAGTTCTTTAGTCAATTATTTAAAGGAAAAGAAGCAATTGNCGTACATACTAAAAGCGTCGAAGCGCTCAATAAAGCCTATGAATCTAACGAGTATCAAAAGGTTATTAAAGACCTGATCACGCTGCGCTCTACCATTCAACAGGCTAAAGACGGAATCATCGATAAAGAGGTGGCGCTCAAACAATACAACGATACGCTAGGCAAGGTTTATAAAAACACCGATGACCTCAATGAAGCTGAACGTATTGTTGTCGAAAAAGCCCCTGCTTATATTGAGGCGATGCTATACAAGACCGCTGCTACTCTTGCCGCAGCCGATGCAGCCAAGCAGCTGGCCGAAAATGCCAAAGCGCAATTTGAAACTGAGGAGGAGATTGCAGCCAAGCAAAAAGAAGAGGCTGAGGCACGAGCAAAAGGGGTTTCAGCAGCTTCACAAGCTCAAGGTAATTTTACCAACCTAGCAGCTAATAGCGCTGCCTTTCGTCAAAAGGTTTTGGCTGATGAGCTTGACGAGTTGGAGAATGACGCCAAAACCGTAGCCGGTAAGAGCCAGAAGATCGTTGATGACCTGAATAAAAAAGCCGCTGAGATTGCCAAAGCTGCCGGTCTTGACATTTTTGGTGACGGTAAAACTGATGCTAACCGTAAGGAAATTAACGAGCGAAAAAAGCTGCTTGAGAAAATTGCAGACCTTGACCGGGAATATGCACGCAAGCAACTGGATCGCGATGCCGAAGAGCTGCAAGCTCTGCGCGATAAGTTTGCAAAAGTGCGTGCATTGATCGAGGAGTTTAACAAAGACCCAAAAAACGCAAAGGCTAAAATTGATCTAACCGGTCTTGGAGTCATCCAGCAAAGTGCTGAGACAGATCTGCAGTACAAGCAAGAAACCCGCGCATTAAAAAAAGAGCTGGAGCAACAAAAGGAACTTTTCCGCGAATTTGAAGAGTACCGAAAGCAGTTTGGCATTGAGAAAGCTAGAGAACGTTACAAAGGCGAGCTTGGCGAGTTTGAAACCTTTCGAGATTACTTGCAGGATGTTATAAAAAGAAACGAGGCTGCCTTTGAAGCTGTAGCCTATGGAACCAATACAGGTGGTCAAGGTGATCGCGTAGATATGCTCACCGATCTGGCCAATACCGAAAAACGGATACAGGCCGAAAAGCTTAACGATCTGCTTGCCGAGTTGATGACTTTTGAAGAGAAACGCAAGCTGCTTACCGAAAAGTATAATGCTGAGCGCCAAAAAGTACTCGAAGCGGGTGCGATTGCTGAAGCCGAAATATTACGTCGAAAATTTGAAGAACAGCTAAATGCCTTAGGGGAAGAGTATGCAGAAAGTACCGAGGCATATAAGCGCCTTTTGCGCGGTGTAGATGGCTTAAGTCGTGCCGCTGCTCAAAGTGTAATTGATAGCGCCCAAAAAATGGTTAATGCGCTGCTCGCTGCGGGTGTGATATCTCAAGAAACTGCTCAGGATATTCAAAAGAAAATAGATGCGTTAAGCAGGGATTTAGATAATAACACCGCTAATAAACTCAGTGAAATTGCACGAAAAACGCAACAGATCGCAAGTGCGTTTCTTGATTTGGGCGACTCCGTTGGTTACTTTGATGAAGGATTGGGTGACACGATTACCACCATAGGAGAACTCGCAGCTGTTGCGGGTGATGCGGCACAAGCCGGTGCCAGTTTTGCGAGTGGTGACATTGTAGGAGGTATTACCAGTACCATAAGTGCAATATCTGGTGTCTTTAGAATAGCCGCCAAAGCACGGGAGAGTGAAAGAAAAGCAAAAGAAGAACTCCTGCGTATTAATCAACGTATTGAAGATGGAGAGCGCCGCATTAATGAGATCCTGCGCGATCGTAATATTTTACGCGCTCAGGAGGTTGAATTTACCCTTGATGGTATCGCCGCGCAACGTGAGGCGCTCAAACTTGCTCAGCAACAAAATGCACAAGACGAGGCTGCGTTACTCAAGCAGCTACAAGGCCAGCAATACATAACCGGAAGCTATACCGAAAAATACGGGGGATTCTTAGGCATAGGCCAAAAGACCCGCGTCGTAAATGAGTATGCTAGTCTATTAGGTAAAACCTTTGAAGATATTGAGCGGTTCTATGAGCAAGGACAGTTGGATGACCGCGCCAAAGAACTCTTTGAGCAGCTGCGCAACCTTAAAGAAGAGGGAGCAGACATAAACGGGATGCTTGATGATTTACAAGCCAAAGCAAATGAGATTTTTACAGGTACCACCAGCAACGCAATTTCAGATAGTATCATAGAAGGCCTACGTCAAGGGAAAGACAGCTTTGAGGATTTCTCCGGAGATATTGAAACGATGTTACAAGCTGCAATTCTAAACGGGATCAAGTACCAGGTACTTGAGGAACCCCTAAAGCAACTCTATGAAAACTTTGCCGCCTATGCTGAAAGTGAAGGCGAACTGAGCGCCACAGAAGCGCAGGCCATACGCGATCAATATCAGGCGCAGGTACAAAAAGCGATTGATCAGTACGAGCAATGGAGTTCTATACTTGATGAAGACCTTGTGAATGGCAACCAAACACAGCAAGGTCTACAAGGTGCAATACGCCGCGAAATGACCGAAGAAACCGCAAGCGAGTTAACGGGGCTTTTCCGCGGGCAGTATGATATCACGAAAAAACATTTTCATCTTTCTGAGCGCTGGTTTGCGATGGAGCAAAAGTGTTGCGATGCAACTATGAACATAATGGCCAGCAACGCTCTTATTGAAGAAAACACCCGCAACACCGTAATACAGGTGATGTATGCGGTGGCTGAGCTTAAAACTATTTCAAAACAAACCAAGTCGGCTTCTGGTCGTGACTTAGGAAAACCCGGAGGATAATGTACAGCATAAATAATATAGCATTTGAGACCTACGGCATCACCGCCGGGCGTATAGACGGCAGTAACATCGCGTTAAGTGGTCAGCTTGATATGCCCGCGCGTCTGGGCAAAACTTTTCACGACTGGACGGGCGAGGAAGGTGTAGAACCCTATGTTCTTGCAAGCGAAATACGCCACGGCGGTCGGGATCTTGTTTTCTCGGGTTACCTAGTAGCCACAAACAAAGAACTGGCCTATGAACAGTTGGCTACGTTTTATGAAGCTGTAAAAGCTTATGACGATCTGGTGACGCTTGCAACGCCTTACGGTTCGTATGAGGTGTACATCAATGACCAGATCGAAGCAGAACACCTGCAATTGGGTTGGCTGTCTATTCGTATCACCTTTAGAGAACCGGTGGTGACTTTTGCCGCTGATTTGCTCACAGGTACCGAAAGCCAGTCGCACAACATCGATGGTGTTTCGCTTAAAGTTTTCGCGGCGTTTGTAACCGGTTTAAACGACAATTTAAGCCTTCCTAAACCCAAGGCTCAAAACGTGACTTTCTACCAGACCGAAGGCTACCAGATCACCCCGGCAAGCGCACACGAGTTTGAAGCTGTGTTGGTCTTTTATGCTGACAGCTATGCACTACTCGCACAGCACGTGCAACAGCTGCACAAACTGCTAGCTGCTCCCGGTATGCGCCTTGTAAATGTAGACGGCATCCCACGGGAATGTTTCAACATCAAAGGTGTTGAAGTGCGAAATATAAAAGTAGCGAGTGACTTTGCAATGTGTGAAGTGACGGTGTCGCTTATGAGTAAACAAACCGGCAAGCCTCTTGAAACCGGGTATTTGCTGGATAATGAATACAACAACATCGTAACCAATTTATACGAACTGATTAAAATATACGCGTAATGGCAGATAAAAGATTTTGGCTGGATTTAAACCACCGTGCTGCGCTAAAGCGCACTGATAAATTACTAATAGGGAACATTGACAACGAGCAGGCTGAGTATATAGACGTTAGCGAAATTCTGAAGGCACTTACTACTGATGACCTTATTGAAGGAGTAAATGCTAAGTATATGACTGCTGGCGAGCGTAGCAAGTTGGCTGCACTACCTGCGTCTACTTTGTCTGCTACACAAATTGCACAAGGATATTACCCGCTTAATTCTAATCCCTCCGGTTATTTAACTGCTGCTAGTTCGTTGAGTTCGTCAAAGCTTAGCGGTATGATTGCCGGCAGTATAATACCTGATCTTGATACGGCTAAGATCGTGAGCGGCAATTTTGCCGCTGCACGCATTGGCGATTTACCTGCGTCAAAGATCACAAGCGGTATATTTAGTGTTGATCGCATACCTGATTTACCTGCCTCAAAAATCACTGGCTTATCTGGAGAATTGGGGAACTACATCCCAACCAATCAAAAAGGCGCAGCTCTGGGCGTTACTCCACTTGATGAGAACGTCAAAATAGGGCTAGGTTATATTCCTAATTTGGATGCCGCAAAAATCACAAGCGGAGTATTTGCAGACGCCCGTATTCCTTACAGTGTCTTACGTCGTGGTGAAATAAATCAACCATTGGGTGTTACGGGTCTGGATGAAAACGGAAAGGTGCATATAGGAGCGTTACCTGATTCTATTCTAGGACAAGTAAAGTACGTGAGTACTTGGAATGCCGATACTAATACTCCTGAGCTTCCAGCAGCTAACAGTATTTGGGGCACGGGTGAAAAATATGAGGGTCTACCCGTTGATAGCTGCTTTTTTATAGTGGAAGTTGAAGGCGTCTATGAAGGTGTTGACTATAACGCCGGTGACTGGATCATTAGCGATGGTGCGGTATGGAAAAAAGTAGATAACAGTGACGCTGTTACAACCGTATTTGGACGCCTAGGCAACATCGTTGCTAATGAGACGGATTATGAAGCATTTTACCCAAAGATATCTTCATCATACTCTGATCCTGATTGGATAAGTAGCCTAACGCTTTCAAAAATTACCGGTCTATCAGATGCCCTAGCCGACAAAGTATCAACTACAGCTACCTACACAGACCCCAATTGGATTACATCATTAGCTTTTTCAAAGATTACCGGCGTTCCTGATTTTGCGCTTACAAGTGCGTTAAGTGCTTACGAGCCTACATTTACAAAAAATCAAGCTTTCAACAAGAATTTCGGTACAACAGCCGGAACGGTGCTTGAAGGAAGTAAAGACGATACATATCTAAAAAAAACAGATGCAGAAGCGGTTGCATTAAAAGATGATACCTCTAGGGTTATTATGATAGGTAAGGAGTTTGATGAAACTACATCAGAGTATCTTACCTGTGATGAACTAAATACACAAGGATATACCACGGCTAATGGATATGTTCAAGGGTCTGAAATTATCTGTAGAAATACTTCTAATGGATATGTTAGGTATGAGAAGATGAGCGATGATGATAACGACTGGCTTGTATTTCACAATAATAATGACTGGCAAATTTTACCTGTAATATAATGGCAGCTTCAATTAATAGTATAGATAGATTTCCTACAACTAATAATGATTTAGTTGAAGTAGGTAACAGAATTTTTTTATGTAGAAATACAGGAAATTTGATTTTAGAATTAGAGGTAAACGGAACGCATTTTCCTTCTCTGAGTGGTAATTACGGATTCGCTTCATCTGTATTTGAATGTACCAATATTTTCGGAAAATCTGGCTCAATATTTATAGACTACGCTGATGGTACCGGAGAACACGAATATCCTTTTAAAGAGAACACAGACTTTAAGATGAGGTTGGCTAAGACAGCAAATAATCAACTACCACCAAATCCTACAAGGGCAGATTATAGTGAAATTGGCTTCTATAATTATCCCATATATTTTTTTGATGATATTGACCCAAGTGTTCCAATTGATGATAATTATCCAGCTACTCGAAAAATAAAAATACGATTCCCAAGGTTCCAAGATTTATTAATTTTTAATTTAAGATATACTGGGTTATTAGGAGAATTACCAAGTGCGATTGGTAGGTTTAGAAATCTAGATAGTTTATCAATATTTAGATCAGAAAATCTAGATAGTTTAGGAAGTGATTTTGATAAAGTTTTTTGTAAAAACTTAACTTTAGGAGGGTTAGGATTTTCATTTTCTGTAGGTATACCGGAATTTATACTGAACTCAAATAGCTTAGAATATGTAAATCTTAACAATGCAGTAACTCTTAGTGGAACAAATTCAGAGTCTAAACTAGATAGATTCTTTTCCAATGAGTTACCTAAATTAAACGGGTTTGATTTATCTAGTACAAAAATAGATACACGAATACCAGATTTCCATAAGGATATTACTGGGGAAATTAGTTTTTCGGGTCAAAATACATCAGGCTTTTTATTTTCTAATAATCTATCTAACTGGAAAGGTAGCTTATCTATCAGTAACTCAACAAGTTTACCTGATTCAGAAATTGTTAGAGTTTTAGAAGATTCTTCTATAAGAAGCCTTAACGCTGTATCTAATGGTTTTAACTTGGATATTGCAACAACTCAAATAAACACTACTATACTATTAGTAATATTAGGTCGAGGGGATGATTTTGGAGGATCATTACCTTCTTTTTTAGGTAATTTAACATCTTTATCATCTTTGTATTTTGGGGATTTTGGAAATGGAGGAGACTTTCCACAGTTAAAGTTTTATGGTAATAACCCTTTACCTAATTCCTTATCACATTTACAACTTTCAAAAAATACAGATTTAGAAGTAACTGTACCTACTTGGTTTGGCACACTAAACTTAAATCGTTTTCAGTCTTGGTCTTGGCAGACTCAAAGTAGAATAGATACTCACGTTGAAAATTTCTATTCAATGGTAGAATCCACTAACGCTATGACGGGTAGCACATACTTAAGAGGTTTGAACTATGAGTTAGTAGCTACAAACTTAAATCTTAATACTAACCCTAGACCTTCTGGAACCTATGAAGCACCTACAGGTTACATTCAAGGATCAGCTAATGGAACACCAACAAGCCCAATGCAGGCTATATATGTGCTAGTAAATCAATATAATATGACTGTTACTATTTTAAATGAAGCTGGTAACGGTAAAGACATTTATACACCATGAGAATAATCATAATACACGACGGAATTAAAATTAATTCAGTTCATCTAGCAACTGAAAATACAACAATTATAGGTAGCTCATCTTTTATAGTTGACGATGTAGATAAGGCTACAGCACAGGCTACTGAATACCCGTTACAAGAATTGAACAAAATCTCTGAATTTATAGCGGAGATTGAAACTATGAATAAGTAAGTACAAAAATTAGTGAATTTGAAACAACAATAAAATGAATCACTTAGAAATTATCGCAAACGCATTAAACCAAGCAGGAAAAAACGGGGCTTTTACCGGTCGTGAAGCTCAGTATTATTTAAATGTATTTGACGCACATGCTCAAGAGGTCGAAACGCTTAGTAAATCAAGTCTTGAGCAACAAAAACGAATAAAAGAACTGGAGACCCAGATCACCAATACTAAAACACAATGAATTTAAGTATCTATCGCAACGCTCAGGAAGTCGGTAAGCTTACGCTAGACGATCGCACGGTGTTCACTCATAAACTTATGGGTGAGCATAAGATCGTTGCAGATAGTATTGCTCACGCTCCGCTGGCCATACAGTTGGGGGACTATATCGAGTGGCTCAATGAGCGGTATTATATTAATACAGCTCCAAGCCTAGAGAAGATCAATAACTTCACCTATCGTTATGTTATCGAGTTTGAAGGTGAAGTTTACCGTTTGTATAATAAAATCTTTATGGATGAGGGGCAGGCCTCATTTAGTTACCACGGTGATCCGCAGCTCTTTCTTGAATTGCTATTAACCAACATCAATAGCATCGATGCCGGTTGGTATATTGAGAATGTAGAAGATGCAACGGCACAAACGCTGTCATTTTCTGATACCAGCTGCCGAGAAGCATTAACGCAAATTGCAGAGGCTTTTGGGATGGAATTCAGCATCGTGGCTAAAGGCATCTATTTGCAAAAAACCGTAGGCGCCGAGACCACCTTACAATTTGAATACGGGCGCGGCAAAGGTCTTTATAACTTACAGCGCAATCGCATTGACGATAAGAATGTAGTAACACGTGTATATGGCTTTGGTGCACGAAAAAATCTCGACCAGGACTATCGCGACGGTGCAACACGTCTCGTATTTGAAGACCGCTATCTTGAGCAAAATACGGAGCTATATGGCGTGCGTGAAGGTTCGGTAACTTTTGACGAGGTCTACCCACAACGCACTGGTACCGTCACCGGCATTGATGCTGAAGACCGCCGGATCATTAAGGACACAGACCTTAATTTTAATGTAAATGAATACCTTCTGGAAGGAACCGTAGCGAAAATCGTTTTTAAGACAGGTACACTTGCCGGCTATGAATTTGAGATTGAATACTACCGTCATCCAGACAAAGAAATTCGCTTTAATCCATTTGTTGAAGAGAACGGCTACACGTTGCCCAATGATTTGAACTACCCTGAGGCGGGTGACGAATATACGCTCGTTGATATCAAAATGCCGGAGGCTTATATCATAGCAGCTGAGGCAGAACTGCAAACCCAAACACAGACTTATTTAGAAGAAAACAGCGCACCTCGTGTGATGTATGATCTTAATCTGGATGAAAAGTATGTACGCGAACGCGGCATAGATTTGCACGTTGGTAATATTGTGGGTGTGCTGGATGCACAGCTTGGCGTTGATGCAAAAATACGAGTTGTAGAAGTAAGCTATCCTCTTGTGAATCCTGATGCGGTTACAGCAGTGATTGCTGATAGCATTCCGTATACCATTCAAGAGCGCCTTGTGGCCAATGCTGTAGAAAACCGTACCGAAATACGAGACGTAGATCGTGAACGTATAGAACTGGCCAGACGTTCCGCTTTACGTTTTAGAAACCTTCAGGACTTGATCTTTGACCCGGACGGATACTTTGATCCTGAAAATATCAAGCCGCTCAGTATTGAGACCTTGATGCTTAGCGTAGGTGCCAAGTCTCAAAACTTCGGCCTTATAGGGGTAAGCATTGAGGCCAATGCTGATGGCAATGCAAACACCCTAAGCATAAGCGGCGGTCAGTTGGCACACTATGAAATAGAAATAGAAGAGCTGGGCTATGTTTGGAACATAGACCCTGTTGTATTTCCTGATCTCGATCCTGTTAAGCCTTATTATGTTTATGCGCGTTGCTCAACCACTTCTTTAACCGGAGAATGGACGATAAGCGAGGAGCCACAACGTGTAGATGCTGAAGCCGGCAAATACTTATTTAATTTGGGTGTTTTATATCCTGTTACAGATGGACGTCGTGATTTTGACTTTACAAACGGGATGACTTTTATAAATGGAGATACCATCACCACAGGACGCATCAAAAGTCTTGACGGTTTAAATTTCTTTGATTTAAGTGAAGGTAAGTTCAAAATCGGCAATGAGGATAGTTCGCTAGACTTCAACGTCACAGAAGAGGGCAAGTTAACCCTTAAGGGCGTTTTAGTATCAAGTCTGATTTTAGCCGATACTGCTGCAATAGGTAATTTGACCGTGCGAAATTTACGTACACGAGATGAAGGCAGACGGGTTGAGATTACAGAGGCGACCAATGCAGTAACGCTTTTTGACGAAGATGGTAATTACGTAACGACACTTGATGATCAAGTTGACGAGAATTTTGTACAGCAGCGCCTTGCAGGCTTAAAAGCCCGTAACCCGAACAATGAACGACAATCAACTATAACAGGTAACGGAATGCGTACTGATGGGTCGGGTATATATATTGATGCTCCCGGGGCTTCTGGTAGGGCTTCAATCTATGCGAAATATGCTGGAGCAAAAAATGGAGACAGTGCAGCTATTGCCGGTTATGCTCCTACAGGTACAGGTCTAGCGGGTTTATTTGTTGGTGGTCTGAAAATCACAGGAGCAAACGGATTGTACTTAAGCAGCTCTATGCATTATAATACGCGTAGAATATCGACGTCGGTAACACTAACGAGCCGCGATCATTTTGTGTCTTGCTACAATACACAGACTATAACTGTTTATTTACCCAGAAGCCCTGAAGTAGGCAGACACATCGAGATTAGAAGAATAAATGATGCTGCGGTTGCTGTAAAATCTGCTGACAGACGAATGCTTCAAGCAGGACAAGAATCAACCATTTATGTAGGTGGAGGCCGAGGCGATACGGCTCATTTTGTATACGACGGTCAATATTGGCTATATAATCATATGAACCGATAAACCCTACGGAGGAGCGGTTAAAAAGAGTCCTCCAGCATTTTAAAATCTCTGACCATTCTAAAAACACGAGCCACAAGGCTACTGGAGGACATAAGTCTTTCCGGTTGCTTTGTGGCTTTTCGTGTTTAAATGGTCAGAGCGACAAAAATAAACATTCATCAATCAAACACTAATAACAATGCAGAAATTTAAATCGGCGCCCTTGCCGTTTCAGGGGCAAAAAAGAAATTTTGTAAAAGAGTACAGCGAGGCTTTAAAGAAATTCCCGGCAGATGCTATTTACGTAGACCTGTTTGGTGGCTCAGGCTTGCTCAGTCGAGTAACAAAGGACGTGCATCCTGAAGCACGAGTGATCTATAATGATTTTGACAACTTCAGCGCACGGCTAAAAGCGATACCTCAAACCAACTTATTGCTTGCTAAATTGCGGCAAATTACTGCCCGTGTGCCACGTCAAAGTAAAATCCCAACGGACATAAAGAAGCGAATAATTGAAGCCGTAAAAACGCACGAGAATACGTTTGGGTATTTAGATTACATCACGTTGTCAAGCTCGATACTCTTCTCAGGTAAATATGCTACAAGCTTTAAAGAGTTGAGCAGCGCTACAATGTACAACACGGTAAGAAAGTCTGATATAACTCAAGCCGTGGGATATTTAGAAGGACTTGAAGTTGTAAGCAAGGATTATAAAGAGGTTTATCAGCAGTTTAAAAGCGACAATACGGTTTATCTGCTTGATCCACCGTACCTAAGCACAAACACCGCCACTTATGGAAGTGATAAGTATTGGAAGCTTAAGGACTACCTTGATATTTTGGAGCTACTGGAAGGCTCGAAATACTTTTATTTCACCTCAAATAAATCAAGCATCGTCGAACTTATGGAATGGTTTGAGACCACCACACTTGTTTCTAATCCTTTCAAGTGGTCAACGACCACCACCAGAGAGAACCCGGTCAATTATCAGCATAAATATGATGATATTATGATCTATAAGCAGGATTAATTTAAAAGCCCTTTAAACATCATTTAAAGGGCTTTTGTATTTTTGTAAAAAATGTACTTTTCGATTTCGGAAAGTGTACAATTCGAATTCGCGATTATATTTGAAACCAAATTTCTCATATGCGCAAAATAGAAAGCATCAGTGTTTTTGATATGTTGAAGATAGGCGTTGGCCCTTCCAGTTCCCATACTTTAGGTCCGTGGCGCGCTGCCCGCAGGTGGATTACCAAATTGAAGAAAAAGAACAATTTTGATAAAGTTGAAAAAATCACGGTAGAACTATACGGCTCCTTGACTCTCACAGGAAAAGGTCACGCAACAGACATTGCTGTTCTTCTAGGTTTAGAAGGTCTTGACCCGCAAAAGTTTCCTATTGAAGATATCAGTGGTGTTATAGATCGTATTAAAAATGAGAAACAATTAAGCTTTAACAGCGAGCGTCCCATTGAATTTGATGCTGAAACTCAAATTATTTTCAACAAGAAATTCAAACCCTTTCATCCTAACGGAATCACGTTTAGAGCGTTGTTAAGCTCAGGTAAACGTACCACAGACACGTTCTACTCTATTGGTGGTGGTTTTGTAGTTCAAGAAGAACGCAAACGCGCTAAAGCCAAGCAAAAATTATTAAAGAGTTTTCCCTATCCCATACAGTCTGGAAAAGAATTACTGGCGTTTTGTAATGCTGAAAACTTAAAGATCTCAGAACTCGTTCTTGAAAACGAAAAATCGCTGGCTTCTGAAGAGGAAATCAATTTTAGACTGAAGGAAATCTGGAAGGTAATGCTCGACTCTATGTATACCGGCTGCCACACCGAGGGCACTTTACCGGGCGGACTCAACGTACGTCGTAGGGCATTTGACTCACATAAGAATCTGATAGGCGACTGCGCCTACAATAACGCCGAAGAATGGATTACCGCCATACGCGGCACCGAAGTAAAATTTAGACAAATTCTCAAGTGGGTTTCCTGCTTTGCGCTTGCTGTAAATGAAGTAAACGCTTCGCTAGGTCGGGTGGTAACTGCTCCCACAAATGGTAGTGCGGGTGTGATTCCCGCCGTGATGATGTATTATATGGTTATTGAGAATCACGATGCAAACTTTGAAGATATTAGACAATTTATGTTGGTTGCCGGTGAGATTGGTAGTTTGTTTAAAAAAGGTGCTACTATTTCTGCAGCAATGGGAGGCTGTCAAGCTGAAATCGGAGTTTCAAGCGCAATGGCAGCCGGTGCCTTAACCGAATTGATGGGCGGTACTCCCGAGCAGGTTTTAATGGCAAGTGAGATCGCTATGGAACATCACTTAGGACTCACATGTGATCCCATTGCAGGATTAGTACAAATACCCTGTATTGAGCGCAACGCAATGGGTGCGATAAAAGCCATAAATGCCTGTGAAATGGCATTAGACACCGATGCAAAAAATGCTAAAGTCCCACTTGACAAAGTCATTGAGACGATGTGGCAAACCGCAAAGGATATGAATTCAAAATATAAGGAAACCAGTGAAGGTGGTCTGGCAGTAAATGTAGCGTTAAGCGATTGCTAG